CGAAGAGGTCGGGGGTTCGAGCCCCTCCATCCCCACCACCTAAAAAAGCCCCAAATTCGGGGCTTTTTTCATGCCTGCGGCTTGTGCATAGCCGCCTTTTTTATGCAAAAATGAGCGTTTGACTACATTTTTGACTACATGATGATCATATATTATTTGCCAGAGCAAACGAAAAGAGACCCGCCGAAGCGAGTCTCAGTTCGAGAAAGGATGGAATTGTAATGCGGAAACCAAACCATAAAGCAAAAACCGATCAGAGGCAAGTCGAAGTTTAACACGAACAGCGGAAAAAACAAGTGCAGTTATAAAAAAAGAGCAGCCGAATGGATGCTCTTATTGTTAAATTCTTACCTTGGCGTGTTTTTAGCAAATCTCGCATCGTGTTATTTCTGCATAGCCGACGTGAAGCAATCCGTTATATACTAAAAATTCTGCTTCGTTTTCGCTTCTTGCTCTTACGCTTGTCCATCTCTCTTCGCCGTTAATAATAAACTCCACATAGTAAGTATTCATGGTGCGCTCCTTTTAATAATATTATCACGGGTTGCAACCGCCTGTAAAGGACGTTGCGTGTTGCGTTCGCGTTTCTCTTCGCGCTTGGTCTTGCGACCCGCACATGGCATTGTACGGGTCAGCTCTCCACACGCCTTAAAGTATACGCAGCCACGGCACGGGTGTATTGCCATGGTCACTCCTCCGACCCGAAAATGCCGCCGTTGGATGCATGCGTTAGTATCTCCTCGTAGCTCCCTGCAAGACTCTCAGTGTCATCGTCATAGAGCAGATAAACGGCATGATTGTCGAAAAATTCCTCGACCGCTTCCTCCTCCGTGAGCGGCGTCATGCCGTCCCACAGGTATCCGTATTCGTGCATCTGTTCTCGTGTCATGTGTAATGCCTCCTTAGTCCGTAGTCCTGTAGTAGTATGCAAGCTCATCGCCCTTGAGATTTTCCACCGCGTACTCGTCTGCCTGCCTCCAAAGGCTATCATACAGACGTGCAAGCCTGTCGTTGTGATGCCCGTGATGTTCCCAGATTTTCCAGTTCAGAACCATGACAAATTCGGTCAGCTCTTTGTAGCCAAGAGAATTCGCGTCTTTAAGCCCACGCTTATAGGTGTCCTTGATTGCGCGTTCACCAAACATATCCGCAATCGAGAAGTCCTCGAAAAACGTTGTGATCGGCTTGTACCCAGTTACAGCCTCGATGTTCCATGTTGCGATCCTCATGTGTGTACCTCCTGCATAATGTCTGCACTCTGCATTTACACGGGCTTGTGACCGTCCTCGGCTGCATTACAGTTGGGCGGGTTAGCCGCCGCCCTCGGCGTGTCGATTACCACGGCATACCGTAGTAATCGGCGTACATGTCGTCCACGTCTTTGTAGCAGTCAAAGTAAAACGCGCCGTCTTTGTCGAACTTGATCCTCGATCCGAGCAGCTCAAAACCGCCGCCCAACGCGCTGTTTGCAAACGCGCAGCCCGTCTCATCCGAGATGCAGTACACGCGCCCCTTGTCGTCGATGCCAAAGTCAGCAGCCTCGTGCAGGTTACCCTGCCCATCGCGAACCATACGGTTCTCGAACTTCGGCTTGTCCAAGGTCATCAACGCCTTGTACGTCGGGAGCCTGCTTGCATGCCACACTTCCTCGCCGGAATACATTCCGTAGGAATGATGGCTGCTGATCGTTGTTTTGCCGAACTTTGTTCGGGGCTGCCAACTCGTGTTGCTGTACAGCATGCCGTTGTGCTCGTTAAACTCGCCTATCGTCGCGATGCACCCATCCGAACCAAGGATCGCCATTTTGCTGCCGATTGCGTCCTCGATCATGGACAAAAAATGCGCATTGCGGTAGAACTTTTTGTCGATCCGCTTCATGTGCGACATCTGCGAGGCGATGTATTCCATCGTGTCTGATATGCCATTGCGGGGAATGATGTGGATGATCCCATTGTGTGCAACGCCTACGTTGGTGTGAAGCACAGGCTTTTGCAGCAGTGCGATATTGTCCGTCACGGGGAACGGGTGACAGTTTGCAGGCTTTGTGCCGCCATGAGTCGTAATGCGGAAGTGCAGGACAAACGGAGTTTGAACCTCGTCAACCTCGCGCCGAGCCAGTTTAAGAGCCTCGATAAAATCAGTCAGCTTCATGAAGCCCTTGCGGATGCATACCTGCCCCTTGTGCAGGTACATGAACCCTGCACCGTCGGGATTGTTGTACCACATGGTACAAAGTGTCTGTTCGTCGGGGAACTTAACGCCTGCTTTTTTGATCGCGATAATGCACATGTGTCATACCTCCTGTGTGTCTGTGATTTCTACGCAAATGCCAACTTTGATGAGCCAGTCGATGATTTTGTCGATCATGTGTGCACCTCCTGTATGTGTACGGTTTCCCGTGACGCCCTTGTCGGGCGTTTCGGCTGGTAACCAAGCAGCCATCGTCAGACGGGATGTCGGGGTTCTCAAAGAGAACCCGTTGCCTCCATGTTCACGCCGCGTCTCTCGCAGTAAGTGCGCAGTTCGGGATACCTGCACATGTCTACGATATCGCCAAACTTGCAGCTGACCACTTCCTGCAGCGTGTGTGTTTTGCAGTAGCGCACAACGCTGTCCACAAACTGGATCGCCGCGGCAAACGATACAGGGTTCAAGGTTCCCTTGAAAAAGCGAACTTCAACCGTGTTCGTGTTGCACAGGTTCAGTGCCGTGTAACGGTTGTTGCGATCACTGCAATACTTTGCTTTTAGCAAAGCAGCAGGGCGCGAGTCGTTGTTTTTGATCTCGGCACAATTCTTTGCTGCCCACTGGCTAACTTCGCTGAGACTACGGCGGCGGGAAATCTTATAGATTTCGTTCTCGTAAAACTTGTCAAACACGATCAGCATCTTTGCTACGCAAAGATCGCGAGCATCGTTCGTGTTGCCCAGTGCGGCACGACCGACGTGAATGTGCAAGCCACAAGTGGACGTGTCGTGGCTGCTAAAGTGGGCGACTTCACAAGCATGAATAATGCTTGCCCAGTCAAACTTCCGCATGTGGTACGCCAACGTTGCAGGATGCGACACGATCTCGACGCCAAACGTCAAGCTCCCGTCACGCTTGCAGTAAACTTTGTCACCAAAGTTTTTGTGGATGTATGTTGCAAGCTCGTTGCGGTTAGTGTTACCTGTCGGGTTGTCCACTTCAAGTTCAATGCCATACATCAGAGATGTATTGGGATCGCCGCCCATGAACACGGGAGTGGGCTTGTAACCGTACTCGTGAATGCGTTGTGCATCGGGTTCGTCTTCAGAATTCCAGATCTGTACCTCTTCCAGATCGGCGTTGGTGATTGTCGTGTTGAATGCCTTGCGTGTTTCCGTTGCGTTGATGCTGTACATGGTGTGTGCTCCTTGCGTTTGTGATACTCGACTCGATGGCGGTGACCGCCGTCCCTGTCGGCGAAACCAGTGTGGCACACCGCCGAACCCCATCGGCTTCCCGTAGGGAAGCAACGCTTGATAAATTAAAAAATATATGATCGGAGATAATATATTTTTTAATTTTCAAGGTTGATGCGCAGACGAACACATACGCACACAAAAGCACACATTGCACACTCGATTGCAGTTGACAGCCCGACTGGATTGACGCTATACTGCATAATAGACGGAGGTCTATTAAGACCCCAACGAGCCGCAGGCGAGAGCCGAGCGGCTTTTTTGTTACACAAAAACAGCTCGACGCCGTTGACGCCGAGCAGAAAGGAGCTCACGCATGAGACACCCGCCCTCGTTCACAGACGCATCTGAACTCGCCGCTCGGATCGAAGCCTACTTCGATCAGTGCATGAGTTCTAAGCGCGAATACCCGCTCAAGAACGGCAGCGTACAAGTCCGCTACACGAAGCCGCCGACTATTGCCGGTCTCGCCGTTCACCTCGGTGTCCATAAAGACACCGTCTATAGCTACATGAGTGGCGAGTCTAAGACAGGGGTTAGTAGTGAGACTACTAACGACATTGCCGAGACTCTCACGCGCGCACGAGATCGCATCGAGGCGTTCACGGTCGAGGCAGCAATGTCTGGCGACATTGACGCAAAGACGGCGCAGCTGATTCTCGGAGGCTTTGGCTACGCCAACAAGACCGAAGAGAAGTCCGTTGTCACCGTCAAGATCACAGGAGCCGACAGCAAAGCTGTCGAAGAATGGAGCCAGTAACGGCAACCACATCGTGGTTGACGAATGGGTCACAGGTCTGCAAACGCCCACGGTGCGGGGCTTTCAGCCCTATGCATGCGACGCTGACTACCGTTTCGACTACCCCCCCCACTGGCCAGAGGCCAGACCCACCGCAGGAAGATTAACCCCCTTGTGCTTTGCACAAGTCGTTTTTAGGTGTTCTGCATTTCACCCCTTATAGGGGTGGGAAAAACCCGAACTTTGCGTGTTGTCTGCCAAAAAGGCAGACGGTACCATACAACCCTAAAAACATTTCTATATATCCCCCCACCCACGATTTACGAGTTTACAGAAACCTCTCGGAAGTAAGAAACCGAGGGGCTTTTTTAGTTTTGGAGGTGACTCTCATGGCAAAGAACCCACGCACAGTAAAGGCACTTGAGCTCATGGGCGTCCCGAGTGAGAGACAGCAAGAGTTTTTCAAGAGTACCGCCCGTCACACGGCATACGGCGGTGCGAGAGGCGGCGGCAAGAGTTGGGCAATGAGGCGCAAGTTCGTATTACTCGCCCTCCGATACGAAGGATTGCGATTGCTCCTCTTGCGTCGCACTCTTGCAGAAGCGCGGAACAACCACGAACTGCAGCTGGCGGCAGAGCTGCACGGGTATGTGGACTACAGAGCATCGAGCCATGAGTTCATCTTCCCGAACGGCAGCCGCATTGTGATCGGGTATTGTGATGCAGAGCAGGACGTGTACCAGTACCAAGGACAGGAATACGACGTGATCGGGTTCGAGGAAGCGACGCAGTTCACGCCGTTCCAGATGCAGTATCTTTCGACGTCGAACAGATCGACAAGGACGGACTTCTCGCCGCGCATGTACTACACATGCAACCCCGGCGGCGTTGGGCACGACTACATCAAGAGGTTGTTCATCGACAGGGTTTACACAGAGGACGAAGACCCGAACGACTATGTGTTCATTCCTGCGAAGGTATACGACAACAAAGCCTTGATGGACGCGAACCCCGACTACATCAAAGTCTTGAAAGCGTTGCCCGACCATCTGAGACGAGCGTACTTAGATGGCGATTGGGACGTTGTAGACGGGCAGTATTTCGAGGAGTTCAACAGAGCGAAGCACGTTGTCGAGCCTTTCGAGATTCCGAGGGACTGGAAGAAGTTCAGAGCAATGGACTGGGGCTACAACGACCCGACGGCAGTGCTGTGGTTTGCAGTATCGCCGGACAAGCACCTGTATGTGTACAGGGAGCTGTACAAGAACAAAATGCTTGCAACAGAGGCCGCGCACAAGATCAAAGAGCTGACGGCCTTTGAGAATATCAGCTACACAGTAGCATCTCCCGACATGTGGCAGAACAGGGGTATGAGGGACGTCCTTGGCGGCGAGAGCGTAGCTGAGACCTTCGCGAAATGCGGAGTACCGCTCATCAAGGCAGACAACAGCCGTGTGGTAGGTTGGCAGCGATTGCGAGAGAATCTCGCTGACTCTGACGACGGCGTACCCACGTTGCAGATATTTAACACCTGTACGAACCTCTTGCGGACGTTGCCTGCCCTTTACTATGACGAGCACGACCACGAAGACGTTTCTGACAGATGCGAAGACCACGCACCCGAAGCGTTGCGTTACGGTGTGATGTCGCGCCCGTCCCCCGCAAAGATTAAACTTGACACGAAAAAAGTCCTCGCTTTCAGCCCGTTCACACAGGACAAACGGGAGAGAGCGTCGGGCTTTTTCTCGTTGTAGGAGGTAATACATGGATATTCTTTCCACCGGCCTTACGACGATGGAAACCATTCGTCGCGGCTTGAAGATGAAAGTGAAGATTGGAGCCGAAGACAACAAACTCGCGAACGCGGTTCAGAGCTTGTTTCGGGAGTTCGTAGCAGATTATCGCCAAGAGTGGGAGCGCATTGACGACAACGAGCGCATCTATCAAGGCGATCACTGGAACGGGATCATGCCCGTACTGGATGACGACAACCCGAACGTGCCGAAGCCCACGACCCCGATCATCACTTCCGTTATCGAGAACATCAAAGCCGACTTGTCCGACGAGTTCCCCGAAGCAGTGATCCTGCCGGAGAGCGTCGATGACGAGGTTGCGGCGAAGGTTCTCACGCAGGCATTGCGGCAAGAGCAGGAAGCCTGCGGATTCGACAAAGAGTACGACAAAGCGACGCAGGACATGCTGAACTGCGGTTGGACAGTTTGGGAGATCGGTCACGACCCCGAACTGAACAGGGGCGTTGGTGGCAGTTACATCCGCTACGTCATCAACAAGAACTTCATGTGCGACCCGCAGGTGCTCGACCTGCAGGAAGGACGCGCCTGCTTCAAGTTCGATGTGCGCCCCTACGACTGGTTCTGTCAGCACTACCCCGACCATGTTCCGTTCCTCAAGGGCGACGATGACCTTGTGAACAAAGACCACAACGACTTTGGCGCAACGACCGCGCCGAGCAACAGGCACAGCTATCGTCTGATCGAGGCATGGTTCAGAGTCTACGATCCCGAAACGAAAGCGCATGCCGTTCACATGCTGCTCATGGCAGGCGGCCAAATCCTTGAGAACAGCTATGAAACGCGCCCGAACGGATACTTCAAGCACGGCAAGTACCCGTTTGTTATTACGCGGCTGTTCCCGCAGAAAGGATCCGCTCTCGGTCTTGGCATCACTGACCTGTTCAAAGACTCGCAGAGATTCAGCGACAAGCTCGACCAGATCCTTCTTGTGAACACCTTCCGTGCTTCCCGCCCGCGTCTTCTTGTGCAGGAAGACATGGTCGATTACGACGAAGCCAGAGACTTCTCGAAGGAAGTTATTCGCACGAAGGGTTCGCCGCAGATGGCAACCGCGTGGCAGCAGGCGAATCCGTTGCCGTCGCACATCATGGCGTACATCAACCAGATTCGTGATCTTATCAAGACGGAGTCGGGATCGAACGAGCAGAGCCGCGGCAACACGACAAGCGGTGTTACGGCAGGCACGGCCATTGCAGCGTTGCAGGAAATGTCCATGAAGCGTTCCCGAATGGAAGGACGCGCCATGCACTACGGCTACGCCGAGGCATCGCTCATGCAGCTTGATGTCATGGAAGAGTTCGACACCGTCGAGCGCAACATCATCGTCACCATCGGCAGCCAGAAGATGAAGCTGCCGTTCTCCCGCAAGACGTTCCGAAAGCTGTTCGAAGACGGCACGGATATCCCGATTGGATTCCGCGTTTCCGTCAGAACCTCGCGTCAGACCAGATACACGAAACTGCAGCACAACGAACTGTGGTTGCAGATGATGGGCACTCTCGGAAACACCGTTGACCCCGCGATCATGATCGAGGGGCTTGAGTACGAAGAGAAGGAACGACTTCTGGACAATATCCGTCGTGCGCAGGCAGGCGGCATTACGAACCTGCAGAAGCAGCTTGCCGAACTGTCGCAGATGGTTCAACAGCAGACGGAAGAGATCGCGCAGTACAAGAAAGCTCTGGCATCCGCTCAGAACTATGTACTGCAGAACCAGAACATGCAGGCGACGCAAGGCATCCGCAACAAGGAGTACACCCGCGCCGCAGCAACCGCAGAAGAAGCTGCCGCTCTGAGCGGTGCAGCACCCGATCCTACGGCCATGTCGGAAGCGATGTGACCTTGGAAATAAAGGCTCGCCACCTAAGGCGCAATTTTGGAGGAAATTATGGAAAACACGGTCGCAACTCCCAATCTTGAATTGGGCATTCAGCAGGACGACGCTGCTGCTACCGCTGCCGATTACGTCGATGTCGGCACACTGATGAACGAACCCGAATCTCCCACGGTCGCATCTGATCCTGTCGCGACGGATCAGCCTACGCAGGACGACGCTGCGAAGGGTGGTAAGGGATTTCTGACACAGGATGATTTCGACAGAGCTCTTGGAGAACGGCTGCAGAGAGAACGGACGAGACACGAGTCCACTCCCGAATACCTCCTCGGTCAGCAGCTGATCCGAGAACGCGCTGCACGAGAGGGCATCACCCCGCAGGAAGCGTACCAGCGCATCCGAAACGACCACGTTCAGCAGAAAGCTGAACAGTACGCAAAAGACCCGAAAGCGTTCTATGCGGACTATCTCGCACAGCAATACCAACCCCAACAGACACCCCCGACATTCAATCAGCCTGTTAGTGCCGCATCGCTGACGCAACAGCTCATCGATGCAGGCGCACCGAGCATGGGCTTCCAACCTCATCACATCACGGCGCAGTTTGCCGCAGACGCACAGCAGTACGGAGTGCAGGCAGCACTCGCGTTCTGGCAGAGAAGTCAGCAGGCCGCACCGCAGAGAGCAACGGAAGACGCTGTCATCGCACAGATCGAGCAGCGCAAACGCGCACCGCAACCGATTCGTCCTACCACGAACGGCGGTGCAGCTCCCTCGCACGATTACCAGAACATGTCTTCCGAGGATTTCCAAAAACTCGAAGCAGCACTGAAACAGGCAACGCTTGATGGTCGGAGGGTCAGACTCTAAAAAAAATATCAAGGAGGAGTAAGCTATGCCTACTCAGACCACCATCAACACCGCATCCCCCAACACTTACCTTCTCAAGACCTTCTATGACCGCAAAATGCTCGAATGGGCAAAGACCCAGTTCGTGTATGCCAACTACGGACAGAAGCGTTCCATCCCCCGTAACAGCGGCAAGACCGTTGAGTTCCGTCGTTGGAAGCTCTTCGATGTCAACACCGCAACTCTGGAACTCACCGAGGGCGTGACCCCCGCAGGCCAGAGCATCGGCCAGACCAAGGTTGAGGCAACCGTCAAGCAGTACGGCGCATACGTCGAAGTGTCTGACGTTCTCGATATGGTCGGCTACGACCCCGTCATCAGCGACATGTCCGAACTCCTCGGCGAGCAGATTGGCACTTGTCTTGAGTGGGTTACCCGCGACGCTATGATCGCAGGCGCTTCCGTCCAGTACGCAGGCGGTCGTGCGGCTACCAGCGCGATCACCGCAACCGACGTTCTCACGGTTGACGATGTCCGCAAGGCTGTTCGCACCCTCAAGAAGGCGAAGGCTCGCAAGTTCACCAACGGCGGCAAACCCCACTTCATCTGCATCTGTGACCCCGACGTCACCTTCGACCTGCAGAGCGATTCCAAATGGGAAGATGTCCGCAAGTATCAAGACAAGGAATCCATCTACAACGGCGAGCTTGGCCGTATGTACGGTGTCGTTTTCGTCGAGTCCACCGAAGGAAAGGTGTCCTCCCAGAGCGTTTACACCACGGTTGCCGCACACACGGCAAACTCCGCCGTGGTGACGCTTGCACAGATGAGCGACGCTGCAGCAGCCTATCTCACCGCAGGTGCCAAGATCAAGATCGGCACGACCGAGTACACCGTTGCTTCCTGCGACAAGGCGGCAAAGACCGTTACGCTCTCCGCAGCGGTCGCAACCGCGATCACTGTCGGCACAAAGGTCTACAGTGAGGATGCCGGCATGCTCGACTCCAACAGCAAGGGCCTTGACGTGCACCACTCTCTGATCTTCGGCGCAGACGCTTACGGTGTCATCGACATCGCGGGTGCAGGCGCAATCCAGTCCATCGCCAAGCCCTTCGGTTCCGGCGGTACTTCCGACCCTCTCGATCAGCGAGCAACTATCGCATGCAAGGTTCCCGCCTACGCCGCAAAGGTTCTCAACCCGCTCTGGATCATCGACATCGAGAGCGCAGCTTCCTAATCAAACAACGCCAAAAGGGGAGTCACACGACTCCCCTTAATTCTTTTTTGGAGGGTAACAACATGGCAAAAATGACAGAAGAACAGAAACAGCGAGCAAGAGAGAATCTGGCAAAAGCTCGTGAAGCAAAGAAAGCAAAGGCCGCAGAAGAAGCGGCAAAGGCAGCAGAAGCAGCGGTTCTTGCCTCGCAGCCTGCGCGTGTTGATTCTTCCACCGTGAGCGACATTGACGTAGAGAGAAGTGCCCGTCAGATCGAGAAGCAGACCATTGCTGCTTTTAATGCTGACGAGCTTATCGAATACACGATCCCGCTTGAACATGGCGCGGAAGACGCCGACCAGTGTTTCGTCTGCTCCTATAACGGCGTTTTCTACAACGTCAAGCGCGGTGAGCCCGCCATGCTTCCCCGCGGTTTCGTGTCCTTTGTGAAAAGCCGCTTGCGTATTGCTGCCGAAGGTGCTGCGCGTGTCGCAGACTTCGCTTCTGCTCGCGGCAAGCAACTCTGATAAGGAGGAGTCCGCATGACCCTTAACGAGATTATCTCCGCTTCTCTCGGCAGACTTGAACGCGGCACAGACGCGCAGACAATCGCTTTCTACAGGGATGAGTTTGCGAACTACGCGAACAAGGCCGTGAAGAAGATTGCACTCAAGTTCCACCAGAACCTAAAGGAAACTGTCAATCTCGACGGGGAACACACCTTTGACCTGTCTCAACTGACGCACGAAGCGTTCAAGATCATGGACGTTCGTGCAGCAGGCAGACCCGTGGACTTCTGGCAGGAAACGATGGGATCTGGTCGATTCACTTGTGCGACCAAAGAAACCACTGTCGATGTCATTTACCGATTTGTTCCGAAGCGCATGTCCTCTTCTACGGACAAGCCGGAGCTTCCCGAATACATGCACGACATCATTCCGCACTATGTTGTTGCCTGTGCCCGCTGCGGCGGCGACCCCTCGACACAGGGAACGGCGAGTGCGGATTTTCAGCTTTTCAACCAAGAGCTGTCCGACCTTCTGGCCGCTTCTCGTGGCGAACCGCGCAGCTACAAACTTATGAACTACTGAGGTAACCCATGCCGCAATACTACCAGATTCAAGAATTCCTCGGCATCGAGCAGCAGAAAGACTCGTCTCTGCTTCCTGCGGGAAGTGCATACGATGCGCGAAACATCGACGCAAGCGATGGCAATATGCGCGTTGCGAACGGGTTTGTGCGGCACATTTCCGAGTCGATCCCCAATAACGACAAAATTCTCAAGCTGTTGGTGTCTCGCGGCTCTGACCCGCGTTTCTACGTCGTTGCCGCAAACAACATCTACGCTTACGATTCCGGCTCTTGGCAGAGCATCTACACGTTCGCGTCTGCGCTCACAACTACGCAGATTGATTACCTGCAAACCCGTATCGGGCTCAAGGACTTCATCATCGTCGCGACGGGCGAATCTCGCATGGTCAAGATCGACATTGCGAGCAACACCGCCACCGAGTTCGGCACAGGCCTATACTCGTTCGAGGGCGAGGTAAATGCCTACAATGCGCAGATCAGAAACGTGACTCTGAACGCCGTTTTAAGCGACGAAGCTATCAGACATGCGGTAACGGATGGCATCATTATCGGCGGCGTGTTATACGAGGTTGCAACCGCTGTGGGGGTAACTGTAGTCCTAAAGGACACACCAGAAGTCGAACCGACGGTTGGAGCAACGGCAACAATTCGTGGCGGCGGCTCCGATTCGCCTTGCAACTTTATCGACATGTACTACAGCCGCCTGTTCGCAGCAGGCGATCCGAACAACCCTTGTCGCCTTTACTGGTCTGCGGTTGTTGGTGACGGACGATCCATCGAGGATTGGATGATCGTGGACGGGTCTGCTGACGCATCGGGTGGTTATGTGGAAGTCGGCGAAGCATCCGGCGATCCCATTGTCGGCATCGTCGTTCTGTCCTCGCAGATTCTCATTTTCAAGAGATACAGCGTCTATCGTCTGTACGGCGACAGGCCGTCCACCTATACGCTTGAACGTGTTGAAAACGCTTCTCGCCCTATGAGCAATTCCGGCGCAGTAGTCAAGTATGACACCCCGTTCTATCTCACGATGGACGGCATCAGCTACTACGACGGTACAGGCGTCCTGCCGATGAACAACGGCATCCGATTCCTGCGCAGATTCCTCTCCACTGTTTCGAGTGTTGCAGATTCCAAGGCTGTACATTGCGACAACAAACTATACTTCACTTGCCGCGTCAATCCCGAAGAGTCCTCCGATGACTCGATCATCGTTTACGACATTGGGCGCGGCGCGTTTATGATCCGCGACGGATTTTCTGTTTCCGACATCTGCGTGTTCGACGGACACATTTACATGGTGAACGAGAACCGCTATGTGTACGAGTTCGATGTCGGCGACAGCTATGACGGCGAACCCATCTATGCGTACTGGCGTACACAACCGACCGACCTTGGGTTTAAGCATGCAACGAAGCACGTCAAGGAAATGATGTTCCGAGGCGTCGATGGCGTCGTAAACGTAACGGTTCGTGCAGGAAACAACAGAGCCTACGCTCGCAGACAGATCTTCGGCTCCGCAGACGACGGATTCACAAGCGTCCAGTTCCGCGTCGATAAAGCCCGTGTGTTTGAGTTCCTTTTCGAGAACGAAGCAGGCGGCGGCTTTGGCATCGATGGTGGCATTGACGTTTTGTGGGAAAAGGAGAACAAGCCGTGAAAGCACTGAGCAATGTAAAGTTTCCGCTGTTGAGTGAACTGCGCCGCAGCCAGACAGAAAAACAGCACGACGAGATCAACCAGACTCGTCTGAACCAGAATTTCAAAACCATCACCGATGCAATCGTCGAGCTTGAAGAGAAGATCGAACTGCTCCTCGCATTGCAGAAGGAGGAATAATGGCCGAAGTTTATCAAGATTTCCACATCGACCTTGACGTAAAATATTCGAGCTCGAATCGAGAGATCGTCATCAAGGAAGATGACACGGGCATTCGTTTCCACATCAATGTGGCAGACGACGGCGAGCCCGTTGACCTTACAGGCTGCCGAATCGTAGCGTTGTTCGCGGGCGGCAAAGGTCTTGCGTCGCAGGACAGTTCTATGGACGACAGCGGCATCACAATCAACGACGAGATCACGGGTCGCATCGACCTTGACCTTTTCCCCGAATCCTTTTCTCCCGGCTACAACGAGTGCGATATCCAAGTGTACTCGCGAGAAGACCGAACGCTCCTCATTACGATCCCGACGTTCAACTTCAACGTCAACCGTTCCCACGCGAACGAGGATACCATCGTCTCGCGTCCAGAGTTCCCGCTTCTCGTCAACCTTGTCAGACAGACCGAGGAGGCACTTGCCACCGCCAACGAAGCAATCGACGAAGCGAACGACGCATCCGATAGAGCGGACACGGCTGCAGGCAACGCGAACGCGGCTGCTGCGTCGGCGAACGCTGCTGCGAGTGCCGCAAACTCTGCGGCTTCCGAAGCGAACACAGCGGCATCAGAAGCAAACACGTCCGCTGCCAAGGCTGACATTGCGGTGGTTGCAGCGAACAGAGCAACGGAGAGTGCAAACACGGCGGCTACCCGTGCTAACGATGCTGCCGACAGAATCGAGTCAAGCGGTGGCGTCGGTGACATGACAAAAGCTGTCTATGATACTGACGGCGATGGCATTGTAAACGAAGCCGCTGTAGCAAGAAACGCTCGGCTGTTCGACGATCTCCCTGTTGCAAACTTCGCTATGGTGTCTGACCTCAACAAAAGATCCCCGAAGTTTGTCACAACCACGGTCACCTTGCCCGTCAGCGGATGGTCTGGAAACGCACAGCGCGTATCCTGCTCAATCGCAAAGGCTGACAACATCGTGTTTGTGTCCCCTGCAGCGGCATCTTTCGATGACTACGGCGAAGCGGGTGTTCGTTGTACTGTTCAATCCGCAGGGTACTTGACCTTCGCCTGCAAGGAGACTCCCGCGGCATCCATCGTCGTAAACGTAGTAGCGGAGGGTAGCGTATGATTATCAACATGGTCGGCGGCTCTGGCGGCGGCTTCGGTTCTTTCGCCGCAACGCTGAATGTTACCACAAGCGCAGGCGCAACGGTTTCGGCAACGAGTACAAGCAGCGGCAAAACCTTCAGCGGAACGGCGGGAATCAACGGCGTTTGTTCCCTTGCGATTAAAGCACCTGGAACTTACGCTATTACGGCCACGCTTGATGGTGCTATTGCCACGGGTTCTATTGTTGTTGCGGACAACGGATACACTTACAATCTTACTGTTCTGTTCTGGAACGGCGAGCTGTACGATGCTGGCAACGAGTTCCCCGAACTTACGGGCGGTTGGATCACGCACACTATGGACACCGGCGGCTCTTCTGTGACGAAACAGGCAAGCTCGATTCTTATTGACAAAGTCCAGTGGTACGGCAATATCCGAACTGCAAACATGGTTGATATTTCGGACGCAAGCGCGATTCGTGCAACCTTTACCAACCTTGACAAAACGTACAACCGCTTGATGGGTGTTACTAAGAACGCGAATGAATACTTCAATTCGAGGTTGAATGTTAGTTCGCAGAACGGGTCGTGGACGAGCGGCAACTGCACACAGCTTGAAAACAATCAAGTCGATGCTCAAATGACGTTGGATGTTAGCACTCTGACAGGTTCGTATTATATCGTCATCGCAGCGGGTGGCGATCACGAGAACCGTTATTCCGCAGAGCTAACGAAAGTGGAAATGCTACCGTGACAAACATTACAAGAATAACAGGAGGGAAAAATGGCTTATAAAATGATTGATCGGGTTTATTCGAGCGAAGCCGACGGCTACATCGCAACCTTTGTCCTCGACTCGGAGTCGGATGTGGCATCGCTTCCGCAGTCCACGGCAGGCAGCACGGCAATCGTTGCTGCGTCTGGCGGTGGTGTGTACATGGTGAACGCAAGCGGCGAATGGAAGGAGCAGTAATATGTACAAATCGAATCTTCTGGATGTCATCGTCGCAAAGAAAATTGTCGGTGGCGGCTCTGGCTCTGGCGGCGGTGACAAGGTTCTGAATGAGAACGGAGTCATCAAACAGGAACACTTGCCGGAATTATTCCCGTATTACAAGAGAGTTGGCGTTCCAGAAACGGAAATCACGCTGACAAATGGAACTGCAACGCTTCAAGACCCGCTGCCCATCGTAGTTGGAAATACCTACAGCGTTGGTTGGAATGGTTCTTGGTATCATAACCTTGTTGCGACGGGAAATGACGAAATGGGCGATGGAAGCGGCGTCATTTCTAAAACACTTAGAGTTGACGGTGTATTCAGAATTTACTGCTATCCCGATGCTTTTATCAGCATGGGCGCACCCGGAGCAGAGATCACAGCGTATGACGGCTCTGAAACTGTCACGCTCGAAATCGTCGGCACGGAGATCACGAAGATGGGCGAAGGGCTGCTGCCAGACTCCGTGAACAATGCGGTAAAAACCCTTGATGAAATGATCGATGACGAGGGCAATATTCGCTACGAATACCTTCCGAACGATATCCCGTACAAGGGCAAGGGATATGTTCTCGAACCGACCGACTTTACGCTCGATGTATTGGAAGATGACAAGACAATCGCATACCTTCCGTACCGCTTGCAGATTGAACCGCTCAAATACTACGATCTGTATTGGAACGGCAGAAAGCATAATTTGATGGCAGCTTTAGCCTATGCCCCGACTCCGAACTCGGACGGCGAAACGGAACTTGCAAAAGGCATTACCTATGGAACGATTCCGTTCAAGTATTACAGCGTTTTCTCTTATAGCGAAGAAACCTTCGAGGAAACGGGCATCGGCTCTTGCATCATTTCTCACAGAGATAATGTGACGTCCGCAAAGGTAGCAGTCCATGGCGATATCGTCAAACCGATTGCGGAAGAATGTCTCCCCGACTCCGCAAAAGTTCTCAACTCTGACGGAATCATCAAGCAGGAGAATCTGCCAGAGGGGTATCCGTATGTGGGCGAAGGATATGTCCTGCCCGAAGAAACATTTTTTGAGGAAGATGGGCAATTCTTTTCTATGACAGCCGTAAATATGGCGGCAGGCGAGACATATCTTGTTAACTGGAACGGAGTGGACTATGAATGTGTTGCGTCCGCCTATGTCACGGAGGGGGTAAATGTAGGCGTTGCGGTCGGAAATATCGGAGCAGCGACTGGTGACACAGGGACAGGAGAGCCGTTCGTAGTGATTGCTGCTTCCCCCGAAGTGTCCGCGGAGACGGGAGGAATCGGGATCATGGCAATGCCCCTCGACGGCTCGACAACGGTTACGGTTTCTATTAAAGGTAAAACGATTGAACCCATTGATCCGAAGCTCCTTCCCGAAGGGTATCCGTATAAAACGAGCAGTAGCATTGTTCTTGTTCCAGAAACCGATGGAGAATATTCCGAGGACATTGGCGGATTTATTTTCCAACCCGCAGCGGCAATCCCGCCAGCAGGCACAGAGTGCACTGTAACTTATAACGGAGTAGATTATGTATGCGCTGCTTTTGCCACTCAAGATGGCAGAGTTGGTCTCGGAAATACGAGCGTAATTAACGGGCCAACTACAACAGATCCGTTTTTTGTTCTTATTGAAGAAACAGGTGTTGCAGCGGTTCCGATGGATGGCGCGGAAAGTATAACACTAAAAATTGTTGCTATTCTCGATGACTTTGAAACAATTTCTGAAGACTTTATCCCAGCAGGCTCCGCAAAACCTATGGTTGTTCGCGAGATTGGTTCTAGTGCTGGTAACGCGGTCCTTACTGACACAAGTGCAAGAGAAGTTTACGAGGCATATAAAAAAGGGATTGATGTTGTTTTTGATGTTTTTTTTAACACAGACCAACACCTTATTCTCCGACTCGTCGGGGTTGAAGTGGAGCCTTTCGCCGGCCGCATCGATATCAAATTTTCCTTGACTGTAGTCGAACCATACGCTGCGGAGTCTTATATAAATATTACTACGTACGAAGCGGAAAAATCTTACAACGTCACCGACGGACCAGGCGATGATGATTACAAGTGGCTTTTCTCCTATCACATTTGTAAAATCTCGGCTAATCAGATAATAGGAACATAACATGAACATCCGCGTATAATTGCGGTACAAAGGAGGCAACATGAACATTCGCGTATACAGAAAAGCGGCATCGGTCACAGAGACAATGCCGCTTGAAGAGTATCTGCGTGGTGTAGTCCCGTCCGAGATTGGACGGGACGCACCCGATGAAGCACTCAAAGCGCAGGCTGTCTGTTCCAGAACCTTCGCGCTGCGTCACATCATTGCCGACAAGAAGAAGCGTTATGACGTGACCGACACGACAGACGATCAAGTTTATAACAGACTCAAGATTGACCCTCGGAGCGATGCCGCAATCAAGGCAACCGAGGGTCTTGTCATGCTCTACGACTACGAACCCATCGGCGCGTGGTTCTCCTTGTCCAACGGCGGCAGGATCAAAACCTCTAAGGAGAAGTGGGGCGGCAAATCGTTCCCGTATTCCGTTGCAAAGGACGATCCCTACGACACGCACGGTGGCGGCGGTCATGGTGTCGGCATGAGCCAGTATGGTGCTATGGCAATGGCTGAACAGGGGCTGAGCTACATCGACATTCTTGAGTTCTACTTCAATAACGAATTCATGCTTCGCCCGATCCGCGAAGCGTTCACAGGGAACATCAAGCGTGGCATGAAGGGTGAGGCTGTTGAAAACCTGCAGCGGTTTCTTATGGCAGCAGGCGAAAAGCTCCCGCGTTATGGCGCAGATGCAGACTTCGGCAGCGAAACCTACGTCGCTGTGAGAAACTTCCAGAAGTATCACAAGGACGAAAAGGGCAAGCGTCTGGCTGTCGATGGCATCGTTGGCAAGAAAACGTGGGCGTCGCTCATGGCAGCGCAGCCTGCGAAACCTTTCGAACCTCCCAAAGACGAGCCTGCCGTAGAACCAGAACCTCCGAAAGCAGAATTTGCCTTGCCTGCGAACATCGGCAAAACGGCAGCAGCGGCAATTCTCGCAGACCTTGAGAAGGTTTCCGACGAGCGAAAGGCCATCGTTATCCACGCGCTGCAGTTCGCCTACGACCCCGAAGTGCCGAGCCGCTTCCCGTACTCTCTGTACATCTGGGGCGGCAACCTGTACAACAAGGACGGCAAGCTGAATTTCATTGATGATGACTATCTCGCCAACGAATTCCGCACCGACTCGTCCCGATACGAAATGGCATCGCGTGTAATGATGCGAGCTGCCGTGATGAACAACCCGAACATCACAGGCGCAGATTGTTCCGGCGGTATCGTAGGTTTGCTGCGCCACTTCGGGTACATCGACATGGACGAGGACGCAAACGCAGATGGTCTCTGCGGCGCATCAAGAAGCAAAGCCATCAAAAAGAGTGAACTCATTCCTGCGGACTTTGTCGGTCGCACTGGTCATATCGGTCTCTATGCGGGAGGCGGCTATGCAATCGAATGGTACGGGCAAGCAAAGGGTTGCCAACTGACCAAACTTGGTACGCGCCGCAGGGCATGGGACTTTGTCGATCACCAGTTCACGACGCTCAACGAGTGGACGAAGTATCGCAGACCGAAATATTACTGAGGAGGTGCGCCCCTTGGATTTGGCTCACGAACAGCGGCTCACAGCGGTTGAGTCGCAATGCAAGACGAACGCAGAGAACATCGAAGCGTTGGAGAAACGGCAGGATGCCCTCGACTCCCTTACCGCTGCGGTCGCAGCTCACTCCGTAAGAGTGGAGCGAATGGAGAAAGACGTCAAAGAGCTCAAGGTCGATGTCAAGACCATCGCAGCCCGACCCGCGTCTATGTGGGAAAAGGTTGTTACCACATCCATCTCCGTTATCGTCGGTGCTGTTCTCGGATATATCTTTTCTACCATCGGACTTTCGTGAGAAAGGAGGTGTACACATGAAGTGTAATTTCAAGTGTTGGCTCAAGGCGGCTGCTATCCGTGCGCTGAAGACCCTTGCACAGACCGCCGTGGCTACCATCGGAACGACCGCCGTCATGGCAGAGGTTGATTGGATCATGGTTGCGTCCGCATCCGCTCTCGCAGCGATCCTGTCCATTCTTACGAGCGTGGCGGGTCTGCCCGAAGTCCCCGCAAAGGAGCAGTAACATGACGACCTTAAATGTCGCAAAAGCTGTTGCGCGAGAGGCACTTGCAACCATCACGCAGCAGCAGAGAACCATTAAAGTGCAGCGTTGGGCAATCGTTTTTCTGGCGATTGCCCTTGCCATTTCTCTTATGGTGATCGTATGCGCAAGCAAGATGTAGAAAAATTTCTGAACTATCCAGAGCGCGATCTCGTAAACTTTGCAGTCGCTCGCGCAAACCTCACGAAGCGCGAGCTGCAAGCGATCACTCTTTGCGGCATGCAAGGGATGACGCAAGCAGAAGCAGGCGAGACTCTTGACCGTGATTGGAAGACGATTCAGCGTTGGTACAGCGACGGGATCAAGAAACTGCAGGCTTGTTGGAGTTCGAGCAACTGGATTTTGAAGCTTATAAACTGAGGCAATTCTGGGGAGTTCCTTGGGTGTAACTTCTTCTCGGTACATCGTATCGTACAGATAGACGATGCGCATCGTACTTTATACAAGGAGTACACCACTATGGAATTCACCCCGATTGGCAAAGGAAACGCAGCCCTCACTACGGGCATCATCGGAACCGCAGGTGTTGGCCTCGGTCTGCTTGGCAATCTGCTCGGCATGAACGGACAGCCCTGCATGTCCTCGGACGACCATTGTGTGAACCGCTACGAAGCGGAACAGAGCGCACGGATTGCAGAGCTCGAAACCGAGGTCAAACTCCGTGACGCAAACACCTACACTCTCGGCGAGGTCGGCAAGCTCCGCGATTACATGGAGCGTCGCTTCGATCACGTCGAGCATCAGCTTTGCGAGCAGCAGAGCTACAACGTCGCGAACACATCCGCAATCTCCTGCATGCAGGGTCAGATTGCAACACTCATGGGTCTCACGAAGACCGTCATCCCCGCCGCAAGCATCTGCCCCGAAGTCATGCCGCGATACAATTCGTGGACGGCTCCCGCAGCAGACGCAGCAGCAGGCGCGTGACGACACGGGGAGGGCAACCTCCCCTTCCGACGAGTGAGGTGTGTTTATGGTAACGATTGACCAGTTCAAGCGCGGAGCAGACCTGTTCTTCACCCGCGAGATATTCCCGAAGCTCCCCGACGAAAAGAAGTTCCTTGCAGCTTTTGGAACGGCATTGATGTTCGCAAACATCGAAAAGAACCCCATGATCCAGAGCCTCGGTCTTGTGCCAGAGGCAGGAATGATCGACATCGAGACGGCGTATGCGGCTGCGAAGTCCGCGTCAAACGTCGCTCCGCTGATCGTTTCTCTCCCCGTCATCGGGCAGATGAAGTTTGGTCAATCGGACATAGACCGACTCTACCAAACCGTTCTTAGCGTATAGGAGGTTCGCCATGATCGATTGTCTGGAATATTTCATCGAACAGTGTTGGGAAGAGCTTCACGACTCCAAGGTGTACACGCTCAAGGCGATTGACCACAAAGCGTCGCACCGCAGATGGGCAGACTCTCTCTTCCAAGCTGCAGCGCAGGAGTTCAACCACTACGAGCTTTTCCGAGACATGGCAACAGAGGTTGTTGCCAAAGCCAAAGAAAGCCACGACGAGGATTGGCAGTACATCGAGCATCGGTGGATGCGCGAGTACGACAAGCTGACCCTCAAGGCGATGAAGATCAAGATGCTTCACGAAGCCTACCGCAACAGTTAAGCATCAAACGCACACGCATCAGCGCATCGGAAGGTGCGCTGTTTATTTTTGCAAAGGAGTGATTCACATGGCAGAGACTACGCAGACCCCCGAATACACCTCCCTCGGCGACACCAAGCTCGACAGCTACTATCAATCGTTCTTGAAGACGCTGCCGAATCAGCAGATCAGCTATAACCCTGTGCAGTATGAAGAGCAGACAGTAGAGGGTATTGCGGGACAGGTCGAGAAGTACCTCCGAAACTATTACGACAAATCGATCTCTGACAGACAGGTGCAGACGAAGCAGCAGAATGCCGCTCTCGATGTTGATGCCGCAAGTCGTGGAATGTCCGCATCCACCTTCCTGTCCGACATGAAGAACAGACAGTACATGGCAGAGGCCGCAGACATTGCGAACCTTAACTCTGACTACAACGCGACCCTTGCGCAAACGGTGCAGGATCAGTACAACAACTACCTTGCGAACAAGCTGAACGTCGATTTCAACAATCGCCAGAATCAGCTTGAGGTTGACAAGTGGAACGCATCTGGGCGGCTTGCCCTCGAAGAGCTTGCGTATCAGCGAGCACTTGAAGCATACAAGAGAGCTCCTTCTTCTGGCGGCGGCAGTAGCGGAAGAGGTAGCGGTGGCAGCAATCCTCCGACCTCGACTTGGGATGCTTACTATGATACTGCAACGGGTCAGTGGAAAGTCGTTGGTGATGTTTCTGCCGCAGCAAACGCCTATGATACTGCAGGCGCAAGGATCGAAAATGGTCACATCATGATTGGCGACCAAAGAGCTTTCGATACTGTGTTCGAGAAGAAGGATATCCGTGACATTGAAAATGCCAAAAAGGCACTGCAGGCGAAGAAACAAACAACCGCTAAAACGGGCGGCGGAACTTCTTATAGTCAGTATAGATAACAGAGAGGATTAACGATGGCTGAAATCACTTTTCTTAATCCTTTGACGGGAAAACGCGAGACGGCACAGAAGGTATCTTCTGTTTCCTCCTACGGCGTTTCCACCCCCGACAAATCCGAGCAGACCTACACCATCACCACCAAGGACAAGCAGTACACCATCGGGCAGAAAGCAATCGACTGGATCAGAAATCGCTATGTGCAGAGCTTTGATGGTTATTATGCCTACGACGACGAGGATCAGCTCAATAAGTCGCAAGGCTATATGCCGCGCTCTTTCCAACAGGGCTACAAAAACAACGATTGGGACAGGCAGCTTCTTGACTTGGGGCTGCCGTCGTCCAAATATCTGAACCAGTACCTTGAAGAATACTACACTTGGTACGGCGACGGGCAGTATTATCAGCCCGACAAGGAGGAATCCTCCTACATCAAATCGCAGGCGCAGAAGCACTGGACGTACACCAACTCCCCCGAAGACCTGCAGCGCAAGATCGCAGGCCAGATGCCCGTCAAGGAGGAAGCGAAGTACAAGGACAAGAACGGCAACTTCCTGTCGTACAAGGATGAAATGTACTTCTCGATGGGCTTGCCCCCGTCCTCAGAGATCGACAGCTACGCCTATATGTACGCGGATCACCTCGGAAAGGAAAACCGAGTAAACCAGTTCTATGCCGCAGCGTCCAACAACGCCATCGACAACCTTCTTGTCAACGGCATCAAGAACGACGACACGCTGTACACGCAGGCAGACGGCACCAAAGCCAAAGGCAGAGAGCTTTGGGAAAAGGCTTACTACAACTTCATCAATGGCGATGAGTGGGCAGACATTCGCTCTTGGGTGCAGCCCGACGGCGAAGATGACACATTCAAAGCCGACCCCTATTGGTCTTTCGGCAGAACCCAAGAGGAACAAATGGCATGGGAAGCTAAGCAGAACGCTAAGAAAGCTGCTGCCGACGATCCATACCGCATCGATCCGTCTTATGACGATTTCATTGCGTTCTTCGATGAGCATGCAAAAGAGGTGTACACGCAAAAGACCGCAGACGCAGCGGTTGCGAAAACCTTTGGCACTGTTGGTGATTACTTCGATGCGGCACACGAAGAACAGGTCGTCGCTATGTACGCTGACATCACCGATGAAACCGCACTCACCGAGTATTTGAACTCTCGCCCGTCCGATGCCGATCCTGCTCAGATCATTCGTGATCTGCGAGACGGCGGCGTTTCCAAGAGTATTCTGCGCAAGGCAAAGAACGCCCTTCTCGACAAGAACTATGATGCTGAAACTCAGCAGGCAATCAAGGATGCTTTCAAAGAACCTCGCATCATCAAAGTTACTGACGAAGACGTTTCCGGCGACGGCGCGATTAAGGCTGTGTCTATCGGCCAACTGTTCAAAGGCGACGAGCTTTTCGATACCTACGGGAAACAGATGGAAGAGGACTACAAGGCAAGCCAAAACATCGACATGGACTACGACAAGATGTATACCATCTTCGAGTCTTCCCTTGACTTTGACGAGAACGGCCTCGTTTCGTCTGACAGTGTAGAAGCCGCAGTAATGCAGCTTGCAGCCGCAGGTGCCGCTCCGAAGTTCATTGAAGATGTTGCTGCGGGTGTCATTAACGCAAACGCGCTGATCCTCGGAGACGGTATTCAGCAGCAAGGCGCATCTGGCTTGATGGAAGTTGTGCGGCAGGCTACGGATGAAGCTGACCGCATGAACCGAAAGCGTTATGCAGAGCAGTACCGCGTAGCTGCACAGGGCAAGATCACCAACTTCGAGTACGACCAGATGCTTCGCCGTATGGGTTGGGACGATATTCTTGACGACGAAACCGCTACTCGAAACTACTACGAATCCAAGGGAATTGCGTGGGATGCAATCTCTGCGGAAGATCAAGCCGCACTCGTTCAGAACTTCTCCGAGACCAAGATGGTCAACGACGAGATCGACAAGAACGCTGCAGAGGTTGCGGCTGACTATGTAGGCGGCCGTTGGTTGCAGAACCTCGCGCTTGGTCTCGCATCCGGCACAGTTGGTGTAGTGGACATGCTCGCAGGCATCGGAAGCACACGCGACCAGTGGGAGATCACCGAAACGCTTGCACAGGCATATCAGTGGTCTGCAAGCTATGGCAAGTCTGACCAGAGCATCGGCTTCAAGCTGCTGAATGCAGGCACCACCATCGCAAATGAGCTTATTCGCATGAGTACGCTTGGCGGCGTCGGCAAGAAAGCCGTCACGGGCGCGACGAAACTTTTCAACAAGGGCATCGCAAACACTATTGCTGGTACTGTCGCTGCAAACACGCCCTTCATTGCGAATGCAATGGGCAGCTATTATAATGAAGCAATGGCGTCTGGCGCAACCCGCAAGGACGCAACCGTGTATGCGACTGTCGCGGGTACTTTTGAAGGTGCCGTTGAAAAGCTCAACATGGACATGTGGGCGTCCAAAGCTCTCGGCTCAAACAACCTTGCAAAGACCGTCATGAAAGGCGGCAAAGGTTTCTCTACCGCAGGGCTCGACAAAAAGGCTCGCATGATCCACATGGCGGCAAGTGCTCTCGGCGAGTTCGGCGAGGAATCC